AATTACCAATGCCATGAGTCTCAAAATTGTCTACAAAGAAACCAGATTTGAATCTGTCCATTCCAATTTCATCTTTGACCTGCATGTTTAGTGCTTGCTGCTCAAGGATGCTAAGAGTGGTGTAATACTCTAGACGCTCGACACGCTTCTCAAGTTTGCCGATATCCTTCATTGTGTAACGCTTATGCTCAACAGGAGTAATCCTTACATCCTTACTAGTTGTTGTATATGCTGGGATATAAGCATAGAAGAGAGCAACAGCATCCTTGACAGGATCTGGTTTGGATGGATTTAGTGAAGAGTTGCCTTCCTTGACAACAAACTCTCCATTCTTATTCAGGAAAATGCCATCAATACGGTCAAGATATTGAATCTGACTGAACGAGAAGGTATACTCTAGATTTGCATCTGGAGCAGGTGTTGCTGCTACAACAGAACCAGCACCTGTAAAGTTGCTTGTAATAACTTCTAGCGATGCTTTATCTTGGAAACCAGCAACAATTGTGCTGCTATTGACTTTTGGACGGAAATCAATAACGTTCTTGAGTTCTACATTTCCTAGAACAGAAGAATTGAATGTTGGGATTTCCTCTTCCAAAACTCCTGCTTCATGGAGATAACTATCGATAGTTACAAAGTCTCCCTGAGAATGCTCGAAGTAATCAAAAGCAACTACTAGTTGTCCAACTGCTGGTTCAAATCCTGGTTTGATTACAATTCTAGAGACATCATAAATTGTGTCTCTTTGTCCATTATCAAATGTATATCTATTAGTTACATCTGTACCAGAAATCAAGTTGCCAGCACTGTCAATTTCAGGTGGTTGTGCGCTAGTTCCTTCATAAACATAACGTAGTTTGTATGCATCCGAGAACGACAATGCTTCAATAACATCAGAATCATAGTCAGTACCTCTGAATGGAACGACTCTATCACCAGCTGCATCAATAACAATACGCTTGTTTTTGATTGCTGTCTTCAATCTTGGTTTTGCATTTGATACTTCTAGTGTTGCTGTTAGTTTTAGAACAGGAGCAACATAATTTGCCACACCAGCAACATTAGTATTGAAGTAAGATGTTGGTAGTTCAAATGTAATGCTACCAGAAGTTAGACCACTAGCAGTATCAGTTGCAGATGAAACAGTTACCGCATCTGGATCGATGTATACAATGTCTCCATTTTCAACTAGATCGGCACTATTCTTATTCAAAACAGTGATGATGTAATTCTCTTCTGTGAAAGATGTGAATCTTTGTGTACCAAATGGTAGTTGTGCAGCAAATGTAATAGTACCACCGCCGCTAGATCCAGAAGTAACAAAGTCTCTTCTGAAGTAATACTTGATCTTAGTATCATCGTTACCAGCAGAAATCTTTTGGATTTGCTTGCTTCCAGTTGGGAACAATAGAGTTCCAGAGTTTGGATTTTGTACTCTTGGACGCAAAAGAACTACACTAGTGCTAGTTACATCATCATACAAAGTTTCATCAATATAAATTCTTGTCTTAGAAGATCCTTTTTGTGTAGTTGCATATTGAACAATTGCTCTAATAACATTATTAGATGCATCGGAGAATTGAATTAGATCTCCTTGCTGAACAATACTGCTGGCATCTGCACTGAAACTTGTAGACTCAAGGAATTTAGTTCCTTTAGTTCCAAAGAAAGTAAAATCAGTTACAGATTGTACAGTTGCTAAATCTCTATCATCTACTACAGCATCAGCAGTAAAGTAGTTCGTTCCATCAGAACCATAACCACATCCAAAAGATTTTACATTTTGTGGTGTGTAAGTTGTTACCGTGTTTCTGTGCAGAACAGGAGCTACTCCAGCTGCCAGAGCTGGTTGAGATACACCAGTGTCGAAAGCGACAACAGGTGGTTTTGTATATTCTAGTAGATCAGTATCACCAACAGTAATGTTGTAAATTTCTCTGTCAATTTCTAAAATAGCATTAGAATAGATTTTTACTTCAAACTGATCGTTTTCATAAGTAACGCCATCAATAATAATTCTAGTGCCAGTTGGGTAACCAGAACCTCTATTTTGAACAACAAAGTGTGAAATAGTATTATCTTTAGCAATTTTGACTAGAGTTCCTGCTTCATCCTTGAGAGTTTCTCCAGATACAAACTTACCAAATAGTGTTTTTACAAATAAAGTTTTGTTAGTAGAATATAGTCCATTGGGACCACCTTCTATAACACCATAAGCACCACTTGTCAGACCATAAATGTATGTACCAATACCATAAGTTCCATCAGGTGGTACATTTAGAAGTTTGATCTTTGTAAAGAACTGTGGGTCTAGATATGATAGTGCAAATTTAGCAGTGTATGCATCACCACCTTGCTCTAGAGTTCCTTTAGAAAGAACGATATCAGAATCGGAATTGAATCCAACACCTCTTTCCTGAAGATAGAAGTTACTTGGTTTTGCTGTACCGATTACGGGTGTGATGGTATCACTATAATCTACAATTCTACCAAACGCTGTAGAAGCTAGTCCTGCTTGTTCATCGCCCAATGCATCATTTTCGGTGATGAATAGTTTTCTAATTTTTCCATCTAAGGAAGTCTCATCATATTCAATGAGAAGTTTATCTAGATCATTCTTAGGACCAGCAACAGTAACCTCAAGGAATCTAGATGCTTCATCAGTTCCTGAGTTGATTAGTGGTTTGAAAACTTTAGAGTATGATAGAACTTCAAGACTTCCTACAGTGTTTGTTCCACCTCTAACTTTTACATAATAAAGTGTGGGGAATAGATTCTCTAGATTTTCTGGAACAATACTAGTAATAGGAATGGTGGCATCAATAATTTGCACAGTTATTGTCTTGATGCCAAAGTTACTATCTTTGGTTACATCATTGGAAGACTCAAAGAATTGTCCTCTTCTGCTCTTTGTTTGTCTATAGTTAGAATCTAACTCAGTTCCAGATAGACCAACATATCCATCATTGAATGTAGAATATAAGAATACAGTTGGATATGCAGTTAGATCTGCACCTTCTTTGTTGAGAGGGACACTACCAAATACATTAGTAATGCTGAAGGTGGGGAGACCTTTTGTCTTTAGAGTTACATTGTCGCTACTAAGACTTTCTCTTGCTTTATTGATTTCGAGATACTTAGTTTCTTTGTTGACGATCTCATATCCTTTGATGTATGCTTTACCAGGACCAATACTAGCGATCATCTTTCTGGATGCTTCGCTAGCAGTCAATCCATTGTATAGATCAAATTCATCTGCAGCATAGAGACCTCTATTATTATCTCTTTGTGCATACTCTCTAATATCAATAGAGAAATCTTGTACTACATAATCACCACTTTCATCAAAAGTTCTTCTTGCAAGAGTTTGCTCTAAGATGCTATAATCTGCAGGAGATACTTTTCTCTGTACAATACCTCTGGATACAGTTAGAAGTTGAATAAAGTTTTTATCAGTAATTGCATCGAGAGCAAATTCTTTGATCTCTAGACTAATCTTTAGTCTATGTGCTCCAGGTGCTGTGTAGTTAGAAGAACCAATTGCATTATCATATAGAGAAGCATCTTCTTCGGGAGTTACAACCTCTTCTTTGATTGTAAATCCAACTTTTGCGGAAGGTTTGTTGTAGTATTCGTCGATAACGAGGAGTTGCTCTTCGTTACGTACAAAATAACCATTGATAAAATAGATACCTTCTTCTACCTTTACGGCAGAACCATATCCCATAGCAGGACTTTCTAGAGCAGTAACTTCTCCAGTATCTGGGTTTGTTACATTGATGCTAGTTGGAAGAACACTTCCATCAGTTCCGACGACTAGTAGAGGAGTATTTACTCCATCAACAACCTCTAGTGTTTCACCTTGGCGGAAAGTAGGTTCTGCATTAGAGTTGCCACTGTTTAGATAACTTACAAACAGAGTATCAGAAGTAGACTCGGTTGATAATTTTGCGGAGAGTACAGTTGCTAAAACACCAGAAGTTAGTCCGCGAAGTTGTTGACCAACCAACTGAGTGATGTCATATTTCTTGTATACAATATCATCTCCTTCTGAAATAGCAACTTCAGATACGGAAGATAATTTTACAAAATCTAACTTTGTATTGAGACCAACTTCTCCAGGAATAACCAACTCCCCTTGCTTGAAAGCATACTTACCAAAGCTTTCAACTTGGTTCTGAAGAATTGATTGTAGCTGAGTTAGTTCCCTACCTTGAATAGAGTAACCAGGACGGAAAAGAATCTTATAAAAATTCTTACTCGCGTCAAAGTCCTCATAATAAGGATTTACATTTAGGTTAGTCTTCTGAGGCATCGTACTCCGCCAAATACTAGTATCTAGTCTCTAGTATTTAGTAGAGATAAAAAAAATCCCCCCATTGCTGGAGGGACTGTTTTTGTCTGTTTTGAATCAGAATTCAATAACGAGTTTGATGTCTTCAATCTGGTCAGGAGCACGAGTGATTAGACGACGGTTCTCAATGTAGATAACGTCACCTGAGTTGTTCTCAATCTCAGGAGCTGCTAGACCGTTGGTGAAGGTTGAACCTAGGAGAGTGTTGCTATATCCAGTGTCAACGTTGCCAGAAGCAGCAGACTGTACACCAGAAATTGCGTTAGCACCGTTGCTCTCGAATGCTCTTACAACACCTTGATCAGTGTGAGCATCATTGGTTTGGATATACTTGAGAACACCAGCGGTAGTTGAACCACTGTCGAGTGTCCAAGAAACAACTGTGCCGTATGCAGTACCACCAGATACAGTCTGAGAAATTGCTTCGTCAGGAATGTAATCAGCAGATGCACCAGTGATCTTGACTGCCTTGAGACCCGATAGAGTATCAGAGGTTGCGAAAGTTGTGGTTCCCCAGTTGAATGGATCCTTGATAATACCGATACGACGGAAGTCGTTATCTACAGGGAAGTCACCAGAACCTTCTGCGTAGGTTAGGCGAATGTTGGTCATTACACGCTTACCGTTGAGTTCGGTCTCGTGATCAGAACCATGACCACCTTGTGGAGGTAGGATAACTTCGATAGCACCAGTAGCACCAGCACCAGTTGCTACAGAATTTGAAAGTCCTTGATTATCGAATAGGTTGCCATTTCCTAGGAGGACGTTAGCATAGGTGTAACCTGAACCACGAGCAACAACTTCAGCAGAAGTGATAGATCCTGTGCCGTCTGTTACAAATCTTACGACACCACCAGCACCGTCACCTTTGACTGCTGTGTAGAGGGTTTGACCTGCAGGAAGACCGTTTCCAGCATCTTCGATTAGAGCAACATCAACTGCACCTGCAACTGCTAGACCTTCAACCGCAACACGAGAGGGATTAGATCCAAGTACGATTGGCATAAAGTCTGAAGAAAGGAACTTCAGAACGTCATCAGTTGGAATGGTGTACATGTGCTTCCAGATGTAACCAGCACCAGAAGTCTCGGTGTAGAGACCAGTTGCTGCATCATAGTTAGCACCTGTAGTGATGGGTTCTTCAGTTGCGTTTTGACCAGCAGGGTTTGCAGGATTTTCGCCATTGTAGAGGCACTTGAATACTTCATATGCAGAGTTCATTACGTAGAACTTAGCATCTGCAATGCTGTCTTGACCTGTTGCAGTTGCCTTACCAACTTGACCACCGCCACCAGGAGTAGCAGCGTAGTCAGGCTTCCACATGTCATACTTAGGGTTAGCAACTAGATCCCAGTTGTAACGGCGGATAACTGTTCTTGCAAAAGAATCAGTGATGCGCTTAGCAGCAATAATTTCGTCGTAGAGACCAATCTTTTCTCTTTGGTTGTCGAGAGGTAGGGGAGGAACGTCCTCAGTACCGTAACGATAAACACCAGTGGTTGCTGTAGCAGCAGTGTCAGAAACACCACCGTCTGCAGTCTCTTTTAGAGAACTACCAAGAGGAGGAGCAGAATTGACTCCGTTGCTGCCAAAAACGTCGGTTAGAAGGAGGGCACTATCATAAACGGCAGAAACAGTAGCACGGAATGCAGTGGAACCATAAGTTCCAATGTAAACTTCATTTCCTACAGTAAAGTTCGTTGCACTCTTTGAGTACACTTCGAGATATGCTTTCCAGGGTTGTGGGCGACCCACAAAGAAATACATTCTAGAACGCTCGGCGCTAGTATCGGTAGCACCTTCAGTTAGCGATTCGAGGAATTGTTTCGCATTAAAAATTCTAAACTTATCAGAGATAATAGCAGCCATTGGTTTTTTCCGACGTAGTGTTTGTGCCTGAGTTATTTATATTTATAGGAATATTTAGTCAATTGTGAAAGGAACAATTTCGTCTCCGCCTGTTGGGAGACCTTGACCCCTAAACAATGTACATCCAGTAAAGGTATTTGTACCAGATTTTCCTGTGTATTGGATAATTGAAAGTGTTCCAGTATAGAATCCGCTGTTATTTTTGACTAGTAGATATCCCGAAGTTGGGAAGTATGCATTGGAAATAACGGTCATCGCACCACCTATACCGATACCATTTACACAGGAAGTTGCTGGATTCTGAATTGATGGTGGTAGAATATTGAACTTATCACCAGATAGGGTGTATTGAGAGTCTTTTCTCTCAACAAAATCTCTAATGGTCAACGCGGAGAAGAAAGTATCCATTTCAAGAAGTGTCAATCCAGATACATTAGCAGTTCCGTCATCCCACATACCATCAAACATACCAAGTACATATCCAACATTTGTTCTTGTGTATTGTCCAATATACTCACTGCCAGCTCCAAATACATTGTTAGAAACAAAAACAACTGTGGTATCTCTCTTGATTACTCCATACTCATTTGTAATATCAACAAATCCATTTAGTCTAGTCTGAATTGGATCTGTAATGAATACCGTTTCTTGGTATCCATCAACTACTCCACCAGGAGGTGGATTTAGAACTAGTTCAGTTGCTTCTTTTCTAACATTGAATTCAGCATGTACTGTCTGTAGTTCACTTACTACAGAAGTTTGATTATGTAAAGTGCTGAACGAAGTAATTGCAGTAGCAGGAGTCTGCATACTGTATCTAACTACAGTCTCTACAGTGGATACAGAATCAACATTGATTTCTGGTTGAACTTCAGCAGTTAGAACTCTAGATGCAACAGTAGATTGTCTTACTGGTGGTGTTACACGCTGTTCATAACGAACCCTATCTTGACCACTGCCAACGCCAGTACCAGAAGCAGCGCCAACCATGCTGACGGATGCAACAGAAACAATTCTTGCAACACCTGCAGGTGCAACAGATACTGGATCTGGAACTTGTCTTAGATATGTTCCTGCTGGCCAGAACTGTGGAGTTGTTCCACTCTGACCTCTTTCAACCATCAAGAATCTATCAGATAGTTTACGCATGTAGCGTACCATCTCATCACCAATCATCAAGAAACCATTTGGTTTGAACTTGCTAGTATCTGGGATGTAGATAATCGTTGCATTAGCAGGAGTATCAACGTCAGTGTAAGCAGCAACTTCAAAGTAGTTGATGTTACTGAGTGAATTATTTTGAATAATGTTATGTACAGTGCTTGTAATCTGTCTGCTAGCAGTTACAACAGAATTGCTAATAATATCAGCAACACGACCAGATACTTGAGAAACGTATTCGTTGGTTTGAGTGAATACATCAATTACTTGTACCTGATCTTTCAGAGTAAAGGAGAACTTCTGGATTGGTTTTACAACACCAGCAGCCATACCTCCACCAGTCTCTTCTACTAGTTGAATTTCTTCTTCTAGTTCCCAATCAACTGCCTTTGGACTATCCGCAATAACAGCAGAAGATGAGAATGGAATTGGTGGTGGTAGATTGATGATATCAACTGTAGAAGAGGCGATAATACCGCTATTTTCTACAATTGGACTCATCGCAAGGTTGATGAGAGATACGCCAATATCTCTCTCATTTAGAATCTCATATTTTCTAGCAACAACAACTTTTGGTGCCTCTGTATATCCAGATCCACCTTCAACTAGTTCAACACTAACGACTTGTCCTTTACTTACAAGGACATATGCTTTTGCACCGCCACCTTCTCCATTTTCTGGAATAAACTCTAGAACTGGTGGTGTGAAGTATTGATATGCAGTTGGTTGAGTCAGTGGATCGTAACTACGTTGGTTCCATGATAGAGATACAACAGAACCATTCTCAATAGTAGCAATTACAGACAGACCTTCACCTCTAGTAATTCCAGAATAGGTCTCAACTGAGACAGCACCAAATATGTCATTTGATAGTTGCTTTCCATCTCTACCATCCTTGCTGGTAGTTACAGATGGCAGTTTTTTGATATTTCTGAACTTTTCTTCACCCTCAACACGAATCTTATCGCCATTAGATAGACTTACAAAAGGATTCTTATAAGTTTTGCCAAGAATAGTTCCTGCCCAAATTTGATTATCACTTCTTAGAAGTTTTCTACCTTCTTCATCTTTCTCCAATGTAATGGTGACTTCTCCATAGAAACCAGAAGCAAGTGTAATGTTTCTATCATATGCACCTTCAGTAGCAAATGTGATATCAAGACCATCAATAAAACCTGCATTTTGTGCTTTGATAATATCAAATTTGATGGTAGAGGGTGTGCGGAAGAGATTGCCAACTTTACCAATTACATTGTAAGTACCATCTGGTTTTACCTGCCACACATGAATACCACTACCAATCTTGTCTCCCATCCAAGAATAAGTCTGGAAATCATCAAAGAATGCATTTGTACTTCCAGTAGGTTCAAATACTAATGTACCAGTAGCAAAATAGGTGTCAGGAGCAAAATCATAGATGTTTAGAATCTGACCGACATCTCTACCGTAGAGGTAGCGCATGTCAATCTTCATTTCTTTCTTGATTGCATCTTTGAAGTAAATGTTTGGACCAGATACTTCGTAACTATATCCTTCTCTTTGAAGAACACCATCTAAGAAGACATATAAGTATTCTCTATCTTCAACAGTTTGAACTGTCTTATCTTCTACATCTAAAATCAAGAATGGACCAGTTCTTACACCATTGACTAGATCATAATCAATTGTGAGGCGCTTGTAATTACCAACACCAACACCAACTACTTTTTCAACTGCGGTTGCTTCACCAATACTCTTTGCACCAAAATCTTGATCCCAAATTGGAGCAACATCAAATACTAGTTTGTTTGGAATAGTATCTCTAGTAATTAGATATGCATCACTGCCAGGATACTCTGCTGTATACTTTGGTCTCTGTAAGACAGCATTGAGACTCAAGAAGAGATCTTCATCTTCTTCCGTTGAAACAGGAGTGCCATCTTCCCAATACAATTCAAACTCTTTGTTCTCTCCGTCAACATAATCAGGAAGTGATTTTGTAACAGATTGTTCGGTAAGAACATCATCTAGATTATCATACAGAGAATCAATACTTGAAATAACATCATCACATTCACCTGTAGGAAGATTAGTATCTGGAATAATAGTATAGTTAGTGTATGCTTTCAGAGAAGTCCAGTTTCCTTGCTTAGTGGAGTTGATTGGGGTAGAATCAACTGCACCTGTTCCAGTTTCAATGATATCAGTCATAACAGATATCATAGAATCAATTGCTGATTCTACTTCTGCACAATATGGGAATTGATTATCAACAGCAACATTTGAATCTGTAATAAATGAAACTCCATTTATTGTTTGACCATCAAAGTCTTGACGCATTGATGTAACCAAACTGACGTTTAGGAATTCCCAAGCAGTAAGAGTTGCAGTAATATCATATTGATCTCCTAGATTTGACAGTTGTTCACCAGCAGGATATCCAGCATTGGTCCAATAGAGTCTTGCATATTCAACTACTCTTTCATTACCACCAAATCTTAGGTGATATACAATAGCATCAATAAAGAAACCAAGATCTCTTCTGCATTTAGTCTCAGTTGCCGCTTGATTATTTGGATGCTCCGAGTAAGTATATTGAATTACATATTCAATAATAAATTGCTTGTTTCTAGCAATAATGTCAGCAGCATCATAGAAAGTTCCGCTATTGATCTCACTGAAATAGAACGTAGCACTATCTGAACTTGAGAATGATGTTGGAGCAACAAAAGTATCTCCAGGTTCAATTGCAAAAGTGTCTCCTGGTTCTACTGCTGCGGTGCTTGTGGGGGCAACAATATTACCACCACTAGTTCCATCATAAGAAGTTGTTCCTTGTGGAGCACCTCCACCACCACCAGAGTTTTCTAGTGCAGCACGAGAAAGTGTAATTTGAGTGTCACTATCGATAGAAGCAATCTTAGTTCCTTCTGGGAATGCTCTACCAGAACTTACATGCATACCAACTGCAAGTCTATTGGTATCATTAACTGTCATTACAGTTGATCCTTGGATGTATGCAACACCCTGCTCAACGACATCCCAGTTACGTACAGCAAGTTTTGCTAGATTTGTAGCATACTTGAAAATACTTAGAGATTCTGTTTTATTATTTGTGATATAATTGTAATCATCATCTTGGGTAAAGATTCTTGTATAATCTACCGTCTTGATATTACCACCAAAGCGAACATCATGTTCGTATGCATCTAAAATGAATCCAATGTCTCTTTGATAGTCATCAAGTTTAGTTGCCCAGTCAAGTCCTGGGAATTTCTCTTGACCATATCCAACAGATTCTTCGACAATGAATTCTCTATTTCTCTCAATTTGATTTGCAGAATCTAACCATCTACCACCACGCTGGAAGATATTTCTAATCTTTTTGAAATATCTATCGTTGTACTGATCATCCTTGAAACTAAAATATCTTCCATAGAACTGCATTCCATCATATCCAGTAACCGATTCTAGATCGTTACCAGTTAGTTTTGCATTTCTTCCTAATGGAGCTCTAGCAAAAGTAATGGTACTACCAGAAACTGTATAAGCAACTTCTGGTTCTTGAAGAACACCATCGAGAGTAATGACTAGATTTTTTGCACTACTTGGCGTAAATTCATTTCCTTGATCATCATAGAGATAGAAAGTTCTTTTTTGAGCAGCAAGAATCTTTTCTCCTGTGGCTCTTACATTTTGAACCTCAAAATCAATCCAATTTTCTGGATTATCTATGATTGGGTAATATCTAAATACGTCCCCAACTTTCCAATTTCCTGTAAAAACGTTATCAGCACCAAATACGTCTTCAATATAAAATGTAAAACTTTGACCGTGTGTTGGAGTGTAAGTAATATCTATCCATGCAGATCCCAACCACGAAGATGGTAATTCTGAGAGCGGTACATCAAAATGCTCATTTACTACACCATATCCTGTTCTACGTTCTAATTTACCATGACCAAGATCAGGATCAGTAAATACTGCCGAACCATCACTACCTAAAAATCTATATCTAAGTTTTCCTGTAATATAAGGAGAATTCTCGTAAGGATTTCCGTATTGATCATTCCATTCTGCTAAATTGATAGTATCTTGATCAGCATCACCTGTATAAGTCAAATCAATAATATCACTGTTGCTATTTCCAACAACTCTAACTGGAATTTCAAGTCTTTGTGTGTTCTCTGCAATCTGTACTTCACGAAGATTTGCATATGGTACGGTATTAGTTCCATCAAATTGATACTCACGAATATAAACTGGTTGAGGATTTTCTTCTGTCCAGGATGTACCAGTTGGAAGTTCATAACGGAGACCTTCTGCTCCATCATATCCATTGAAATCTGGTTCTGATTGATCTGGTTTTAGATAAACAGTAAATGCACGCGATTCGTTGAAGTTGAACTCAGAAGTAGCAGCAGAACCAATACCTCGTCTGATTCTCTGGTTCTCTACTTTCTGAACAATCTGAGTAACAGTTCTTCTAGTGTTCTCAACAGTAATCTTATTCTTATCTGGATTCCACAGTTGAATTACACTGAAATGACTTGCCTGTGGAAGTTCTGCTGGCATTTCTGCTTCAGCAGTTGCTTCAATATCAACTTGTCCAAATAGTTTGAAACCAGCAGGGTGTGTAGTTGATTTGATCAACTCTCTCCACTGATCGATTGGAGTCTTAGATTTTACAACATATGAATAGTCTTGATAGAAATTACTGTCTAGTAGTCTCTGGTTAGAAACACCAAGTTTGCCTCTATCTGATCTATAGTATCCAATATTATCAAAGAACGCAGTAATGTTTTCTGTAAAAGTGCTTACGAAGATTGAACTTACCGATCCAGTTGCTCTAGAAGTAGAACCAGAAATAGCGACGTTCTGTCTTAGTGATCCAACTACATTTTCTACTTTGAGTAAATTGGATCCGCTTCTCCATTCAGAAACTACTGATCTAGAAACTTCAGTATTACCAATCTTCTGGATGACGGTTTCCCCCTTCTGGAAATCTCCACTAAAGTTTTTCAGTGCTACAACATACTTACTGGAGAATGTAGATGAGACTGTCTTATCCAAGTGGAATGCTCCACCATTTCTGATAATATTGATGCTCTGTGGAACACCAATAGTATCACTATCAACATATGCTTCAACATCACCTTCTACAATTTCAATAACAGGAGCATAAGTATATCCTCTTCCTGGGTTCTCTACAGTGATTGAGAATAGTGAACCATTTCTAACAACAATTTTGAAACGGGCATCAACACCATCACCATCAACAATTACTGCTTTTGGATTTACATAATTAGAACCTAGTTCATCTGCTCTGACACCAACAATGGTATTAGTGTTAGTGTCGAATAGAACAGTTGCTTTTGCTTTGAAGTTAGCGTTAGGATCAACACCACGAACAATAGGAACTTTCTTGTAGTTTAGTCCCAAGTTGGTAATTTTGAAGTCGTTGATTTCGCCAACTGCAAACTGTCCAGTTGTAGTATATGTAATTGTTCCAGATCCATCCCATAGTGGAGTTGAAGTAATATCATATACAAATCTGTTTGGTGTTACATAATTGACAGTCTTTGTACCTTGGAGAGGATCAACAATAATTTTTAGATACTTTCCATCAGAATCTACGATACCATTCTTGTCGAAATAGTAGAAGTTTGTAAAATCAGTTCCTCTCTTTGTCTGATAGTCATTATCAGCAATTCTAGAACCAAATCCAAACTTGATATCTGTGAATGCTCCAGGATTTCCTGGTAGAATAGTAGATGCTAGTTTTTCAGTAGTAATGATGTTATAATTCTTACTTGGACTTAGATCAAAGTATGTGCCAGTTAGGGAAGAGTGAGAAGTATCAAATCTATACTTGTAGAACTCTTGAATATTGATATTTGGATTCGGGACATAAGTTACATTGTCCTCAGAGAATTCAAATTTGAATTCAATAGGATCTGCACTAGAAACTTTTACTAGACGTGAAGGATTGCTAGAATCAAAGAAAGTGCTGCTTACTTTTACATCTTGAGCATTACTCTTATCAACAGCATAATCAAAAACAATAATTGCTTTTTGTGTTTCTAAGTCATATGACTGAACATATCCTGTATTAGCTCCACCAATTTGGAAACCCTCTTCAAAGTTATATCTTGCTTTGTATAGAGAAACTTCTTGACCATCGTAGTGATCTACGGCGACAGTATTCTCTCTACCCGTTACTACAGTTAGGTTAGCACCAGTAACGTTAGTAACTTCGAGGACTTCTGCTCCAACTGAAATAAGATCTCCATTAGAAATTCCAGTGGTGCTGTCTACAGTTAGAAGTGAAGAACCAGCAGAGAATCCAACATGGTCAACATATAGAGTTAGTCTTGCTGTACTGAGAGATGCAAGTGCTCTGGACAAAGATTCATCATCGACTCCAAGATAATCTGCCTTCCTATATCCAGATCCTTTTGCCTGAATTGTAATATTGGATACAATACCTGCTTCAGACACAGTAATATTTGCGGTTGCACCAGTTCCAGTGCCACCAGTTAGAGGAACATTATTGTATGTTCCAGCAACATAATCAGCACCGCCATTCAACACTTGGAATCTTCCGATACCAGTATCATCAATCGCAGTAGTAAACGATGGTGTTTTGAATACTACTTCTTGATATAGTCTCTTTCTAAGATAGTAATTTTTAGTCTTTAGTGCATCATCTGGGAAAATATCAATGTTTACAGAATCTCCAATGCCTAGTCCATGATTTGAATCTGTTTCTATCAGAGCAACACTTTGATTTACATCAAATGGTTCCAAGTTGTCACTCAGAGAAGTGAGTCTAACAACCTTTGTACCAGATGTGTTGAATAGATCACTTGACTGCAAGAAATAATCATCACTGAAAGATAACCAGTCACCACTAAGAACCTTGATCTCTACTGCGTTCTGACTGCTAGTTCCGTTCAGAATTTCTGCAGTAGCAATAGGTGGATTGATACCATCAGTTAGACTCAGAGTAGCACCCTGAGTATAAGAACTCTTCTGATCTAGCAGAATAAAGAATGTTTTGATATCTGCTGAGAAAGTACCTGTGTTGTCAAATGTTCCTACAACATCCTTTAGAACAATTACATTGTCGTTTTTGACTGTACCAACAATAGTTCCAGATGCTGCTGATGATGGTTGACGAAGAATATCGTCAGTAAACAGATATGCGTTTTGAATAGTTGTTAGTTTGACAACCTTATTTTCAAAACTATCGAGATACTGTACATTCTTTCCTTTTACTGATGCAACTAATGCTTCTGCCTCAGAACCCTCGGATCCCTGATTATCAAAATAAACTTTAGAGTTTACGGAGAAGTTGTCTGAAGATCTCTCGATAGCGAGAGCATCAACAGTTCCAGATTTTACTTCAGCAATTTCTGCTACAACACCTTCGCCATTTCTTGGCATACCAGGGATGTAGTATCTCTTAGAATTCTTAGGAACATCATTTTGATTGATGTTTGAATTATAGTTACTATCTACTGGCAGAGAGTAGAAGTTATCACCTATAATGTATGGGTATTGCGGTACTTGATCGCTATCAATAGTAAGGAAATAAGCATAAGTTCCTTTTGGAAAGTCGGGGGTAATACAAAATCGTCCATTATTCTCGTCTAGTGTTCCAGATTTGTGAACATAAGTGTAGTCATTTGTAAATGATCCCAGTGGGTACTGCGTCAATGATGGACCATTAGAGCGTGATCCATTCAAAGAATAACTAGAAGTCATTCTAATAATAGATGAAGCAGAATCTAGAGGATCTTCATGAGCAAAAGGTCCATAGATTGGGTTGCCATCATATGCAAAACCTAAGATAGGTGAATGTACTTTGGTTACTGGTTCTGTTCCAGAATTGCTGATATTGTCATTTAGAGCAATACGTAATGCTTTTGGATTGCCAACATGACCATAACCATATTCTAAAACGTTATTATAGTTTTGGAATAGGTGACCATATTCAGTATCTAAATTAGATTTTAGTTTTTCAAATCTGTTATAGTTCCATTCCGTGAGCAAAGGAGTTGCAGTAGCGCCACTACCAATTGGAATGATATCTACTTTTACCGTATTCTGTCCATAAAATCTACCACCAGAAATTTTATTGAACCCAGTAATTCTGCCATCAGTATCGACAATAGAAGTGTAGTCTGCGAATCTACCTTTGCCATTGCTATCTGTAATTCTAACCAGTGGTGGAGAAGAGTAGTATTCACCAGGATTGTCAATTACCAAACTAGTGATTTCATCACCAGTAACAACTGCGGTAACAACAGCACCTCTACCAGAAGTTACTTCTACAGTGGGAACTCGTGGAAATACTGTATTTGTGTCAACAACATAGCTTTCAACAACATTACCAGATAGAACTGCTCGTGCTTTGCCAGAAGCACCATCTAAAAGAACAAATGGTGCAGCAGCGTATCCTTTACCTTGTGTATTGACTTCCAGAGACTCAAGTCTTCCAAAACGAATACTTGCGGTATCTTTGTATCCATAGAGTCTTGCACCATTTAGAAGAACACCAACTTCACTCTTTGGTGTCTTATATTTCTCGGTGGTTCTAGTTGCTTCTTTTCTAATAATGCGAAGCAACTTTTGATCCATTACTGGTTCCGTTACCGTAGATCCATCTAAGATTTTGTAAGATGGGAAACCAGAAGATGTGATATAATAGTATTGATCATCTGCAAAAATAGCAGAAATATCTGTAGATGTCTGACCCAGTTCAGATACAACACTTGGGTTAGTTGGAATATTTACAGGTAGATTCTGATTTAGAATCCATCTAGGTTCATTAGTTCCAGTTTTTACAATCTTGACATCCGAAGTTTCAAATCCAGGATTGGAAATTTGAATTCTATCTTTCGGTGTAGAATATGGATGTTGCTGATCAGCAGTAAAGTTGTATACAACACCAAGTGTAAGTAAACTAACTCCAGAACCTTCGATAATAACTGGTTTGTAAATGGAATCACCAGCAGAATGATTGTAAGTTACATCACCTCTCTTTTTGATGATGAACTGAGTAATGTTCTTCTCTTCAAAAGCAATAGTCTCTTGATTGATTAGAATCTCACCTGTCTTACCCCAACCAATTGTTGAGAAAGCATTGACACGCTTACCAACACCATCTGTTTGTAGTAAATCTTTTTCTAGAGTAGTCTTAGTTGAGACAGCAAATTCACCAGTAACAGTTTCTGGTGCAAGTACGATATTCCAAATTACTTCTCCATCTGCTGTGCCATCTGGATAGACATTATCTACAGTGGCAGAGACAAACGAATATTCTTGTGTTTCTGGTTGTGTGATCTTCTTACCAATAAGATCTTTTGGATCACCAGAAATAACTTTTACTTTTAGAGCAAAGACGTTTACCCAATCAGACTTAGATGCTTTGTAAGTAAAGTCTTTTGGATTGTAGACTTCGGGTTTGATGTCTTCATCCTTAGCAACAATTGTTGTAAAGATAAATTTGATTGAACTAGTAGTGCCTTTTGTCTTATAGAACTTCTGAATGTTCTTGATCAGAGTTCTTTTATCGACTTCACCACTGAGATACTTCTCTGGGAAAGAACCTAGATACTGATTTTCAAAGTTCTTGACTAATGCATACAAGAACAGATTGCTGACATTATATACTTTTTCTCCAGATACATGCTGTGCAGACTCAGTGCTTTGGAAATCAGATGCACTGTATAGGTCACCTAGAGTTGTGTTACCGCTAACACCTCTAGAACACTCTAGAAGCTCTGTATCAGTTCTAGAAGCATAAAAGATAATCTCATTGCCAATACGAACGTAACCGTTCTTCTTGGGGAACGAGGAAGCGTCTACAAGGACAATAGTAGTATCTGTAGCACTAATAGTAGAAGCAAGAGAATCATTCTGCTTTAGGAGATTCTTCTCGTAAAAGTCAATGTCCGCATATCTTTGTAGGTTGCTGAGAACGTCCAAAGGACCACCCTGTGCTTCCTGTCCTTCATAATACTTTTGTACAAACTTAGCAAAAAGTTCGTACTCAGTAGAAATGAATTCGGGGAGCTGTGACTCAATTAGAGTGGAGATTCTCTTAGTCTTTACAGCAGCCATTTACTTACTCTTTATATGCGGTGAAACTTGAATTCGCTACATCAACGTCAAGATAAACCTCGCGGAGTGCCTTGACATCTTTTGAAAGTGGTTTTACTCTAACAGAAATACGATTATCAAAATATGTACCCTTGATGATGGTCAAATCGTACATTTTTAGTTCACCTTTTGCATAATCAATATCGCCAACTTCTGAGTTGAGGACAACCTTTTCGCCAGTTGCAGTATCTAGTCTATATAGGACAATTTTGCCACCCCTATCTTCTAGATACACATCAAAGTTGGGATACTCAGTAACCCTAAATCCAGTCGTAGACAGGACAGGATCGTCACAATCTTCATCAAATGTGTTCTGATAACAGATCTCATAATAGAACGTAGAGTTCAATTGTGGATAGAAATCTTTTCGCAGTGTAACATCAGTAAGATTAGAATTGATAGAACGATCAGCGTCGTCAATTACACCAACAGTTTTACTGTGTCTAAACTTACCATTGAACTTCTCAGTATCACTTGTCTCAAAATAAGACTGTAATGCACCAATCACTTTGTCTCTAATCTGAGAAGGTGTTTGGTCAGTCTTAGTTCTATCGTAGTAAATTTTGCTGGATAGTTCAACATACAAAATTGATGGGTCAACAATCACTGGTTCAATAGAAGCAACTGCATACTTCTTCAGTTCTTCTACAATACTGTTCTTAGTGAGTGACGTTAGATATGCTGCATCCTTTGGTTTTAGAACAATGTAGACTTTTCCGTAGTCTGGGGGATCTTGTTCCTCACCTCCAAAAATAATGATGTCGCTGGTAGCAGGATAAATTCTGCGAACGATAGCAGAGTAATCATCAGCAGTAACCGCACGATCCTGTGTGCCGTAAGACTTGGGCGCTGTATAGCGAATCTTTTCAGTGCTTTCAATTTCTTCGCCTCCAGCAGCGGCAACGGTCGAAGTGATAGATACATCAAAAGAGTTAGGAGAGACGCCTTGTGGGGTCTCCAGGACACCAGAGAAGACGAATGTTCGCACCCCATTGCTCTCTGGACCCGAAGTAGTTAGGTAAGATACCTCTACCCTGGCACCATTCTCAAGTTTCTTACCTAAGACTCCATCACCAAACAGCAATTCATATCTCTCGTCTTCAATCTCATCTAAGAAGAAGACTTTTGATGTGCTGTCAATACCAATGATGTTATCGGCAACTAACCATGGTTCACTCAACGAACCACCAGTTGGGAATACCTTGACCCTAATAGTGTTAGTATCGATATTAGGATTATCAAGAACAAAACGCTGTGACTTGAGTGAAGTGTTGACAGTAAAGGTATTGACTAACTGTGTACCTTCTTTTACTTCAACATCTTCAAATACAGCAACATTATTTGAAATTTGTGCTTTTACATCATCCAGTACAACATACTGATAGATGTTATTATCATAAGATGCAATGAATCCAGTTCCTTTCTTCAGTAGGAGTTCTGTATCCGTTGTTGGGTTATTATAAGTTACAGAAAAAGAGACATACGCAGTAGGAGCGGTAGCACTCTTGGGTCTATACCCTAGTTGCTTCGCAATCGCTACTACGTTGTCTCTCAAGGTGGCAGAATCAATGAATAGTTCATTGACCACCATATTAGCGTTGAACGCCGTATAATAGGTATTATATGCCAGTGTGTCAATCAATGTTGATAACACACTACCTTCAAAATCATAATCAGTAAAATCTGACTGTGCTCTGAGGTATTCCTTCAGAGCAAGTTTGATATCTTCAAAGTCTAAGTTGGCAACCTGAGTATAAGGCATTATCGTGTACGCTCTAAGAAGAATTCTACTGCCACTGGTGCGTCGTCTCTACCTACAATTGTAAACTCAACTTCTACTTCAAAACCATTATTCATAAAATCTGGTGTGCAAAGTATTGCATTGATAGTAATTCTAGGTTCGTATCTCTCTAAGGTCTCTGCAATCTCACCTTTGATCAAGGCAGCAGAACCATAATCTAGTGGTTCAAACAGTAGACTTTGAACATCGCATCCCAAATCAGGTTGAAATGGGCGCTCTCCCTTCTTAGTAAGGATCAGAGTCTGGATTGATTGTACAATCGCAGCCTTATCCTTCACCGTTACCAAATCATCAGTAACAGGGTGCTTTTTGAATGTGACACTCAAATCTTTGAATATCTCAAAGGAGGGCATTTAGACACAGCAACAGGCTGTTTTTATTTATCACTTACCGCAGAATCCGTCTGCCCATTCCTCCTGGTTGTCAAAGATTTCACCCTCTTTGACATCTTTCAACTTTTGCGCTCTCCTCAAGTGACGCTCGCTGTCAACTTCAGTAATTAGAGTCATACCCTCCTTTACAAACTCTTCACTCTTGTCCACTCTCTTGTCCATTTGTGGTCTCCGTCCGTAGTTTTCGT